GCTTCAAGTAGTTTCTCTTTACGCTCTTTAGTATCTTCTAAGTGTTGTTCGAGTAGGGGTAGGTTTAACTCTAGTATGGGGTCTGTAAACATCTTTAGAGTTATGTCAATAACCTTTAACTCTTTAGCTGGGAATTGAGGCTGTAAAACATTAAACAACTTCCACGTTAACTCTACGTCGTTACGGCAATAACTTCCATATTGCTCTAAGTCTTGTGTGGTAAAGTCTAAACGTTTTTTGCCTAGAGCGTCCAATACTTCTGTACCCTTACGACCCAAACTATAGCGTTCCACCAAAGCCGAAAGACTGCCACCTGCATCCAATCCATGAATCGCTCTCGCCATGCACAAGGTGTCAAACAACGCTTTAGGACGTATGCCAAAGTTCCAACTAAGGATAGCACCATCAAAAGAATTATTGTGAGCAAGCATTGCGCTATTACTCCAATCGTATGTATGAAGAAAGTCACTAATTTCGCCGTGAGTACCAGTAAACCATTTGGTTTCTTTGTCGTTTTCCTTGACCGCAACCCCAATGACTTCAAACCTATCATCACGGATATATTCCTCGGTAGTGAGTTTCGTGAGCGAGAAGTCTTTAGCATAGTATGTTTCAAAGTCCAATGTAATTATGTTCATGAATAGTTAAATAGTTTTCCGAATAAAGTTTTGTTTGGTTTTTGTTTTTGTGCGTCTAGGTATGTTTTATGGGTTTGTATATGTTTTAATGTTTCTTCGTTTATTGTTGTGTTACCTAACGTTAAAGAGTTAGCACCTATTGTTCCTGTTACCGCACCGCCGTTATAAACCGTATTGGCGTTAGTATTAAGCGTTATTGAAGATACTGCGGGGGTCACTCCAGCCGAAAGCGTAGCGTTCGGACGCTTTGTAAACCACTTTCCCAAATTGTCATCCTCCTCGGGAGCAAGAAGTTCTTTCATTACCTTCTCGGTAAAGGTTTGTTGGAGTAATTTATTTAACGCATCGTCAAGGGCTTTCTTATCTTCAGGCTCAAGGATTTCTCTATAAGCGATAATAAGTTGTTGCCACTTGGTGCTATATCCCACATCAAACTCCTCGGGGTTAGTCTTCATCCGTTCTAACAATATCTTTACACCTTCATTCATTTCTTCCTCCTGTACCTTATCGGCTTTGTGTATTCTTCGTGAACTTCTATTTTGTTTTCTATTAGTAACTCCACTAAATACTTACGAGCCGTATCGTAATGTACCTTCATATACTTGGCAATCTCTTTTATAGTTCTTGGATTGCCTTGCAGATGGTGCATCACTTGCGCCGAACGAAACTCTTTATTCCGTCTCATCGCACCGTTCTACTAGAGCCGCATACCCACAAATATCTACTAAGTTATCTCTATGGCTTGGGTCGTTTGCAAACCTAGCTACCTTAACCAACATCATTAAAGCGGCAACATCTTTAGCGTTGACGTCATCCCCTCCCATCTTAGCGTTAAGATAAGCGTTCCACATGACAGCAATAGTTTTTAGGTTCTTACTAGGATGTCCGTAAGTCTTCTCTCTATCGCCATATATAACCGCATTAGCTTCTTTTAATACGTTCATATCACTCATTCTCTACCGCCTTGTTGACCTCAGCTACTATTTGTAATACGTATTGAATATCGTTCGGGGTTAACTGACCTAACAAATGAATAATTTTCATCACTGCTACGTCGTTATCTAGGGGTTGTGGTTTAATTAAAGATTCAAACATCAGCATCTCCCATCCATATCAAGTTCTTTTTCTTTCTTCGCTAACTTCTTGCGTAGTTTGATTCCTTCTTTAGCGTTCTTTTCTTGTTCAATATATCTTTCTAGAATCCTTAACACACCCTCTTGCACCAAGACTTCCATCATTTCTTTATCAAACCGAACAATCGCATCGGCTGAACCATCCTTGTGTTCTTTAGTTACCGTCAGTCCCAAGTCCATCTTCGGTCTCCATTTGTTTTTGTTGGTTAGTCATATCAAACATCATTCCTAAGTTACCTATGTATTCGTCTTTGGTTAGACCCAAACTATGGGCTAGGGAAGTAGACATTACAGATACCGCATTGAGTGCTTCTAATACACCGCACCCTGCTGAAGATAACGCATGGTCTAACACCTCTACTAATTGACGCACTTTTTCTTGTTGTTCTTCATTCATTTTGTTTCCTTTACTTTTATAAATTCAAATAAAACCCCTGCTTTTACTAAGGGTGCGTATTGTAATACTCGTTTTAAATCTTCAATACCCGTCTCATCTACTATCACCGCTATACCACCTACATTCATAATCTCAGTTAGGTTCTTTTCTTGTAGTGCTGTTGGTACACCGCCATTTGCTTTGCACTCAATACCAATAAACCTTCCTTTAAGACAAGCCACAAGGTCAGGCACACCTGACTTACCATACCCCCCAGTAGCAGGCATGAAGTAGTAAGCACCGAACTCTGCCAATATCTTTTTGACTTTGTCCTTGACTTTCTTCTCGGGGGTTGTCATTTAGCACCCAATAGGCTTAAAAGGACCATCTCGGTCAGTATCCCAACAGCATGACCCACCCATCGGGCTAGGCGCACACTTAATATAAGCGTATGAATTTAAAGACAGAACTGCTAAGGCTACGACGATAAATAATTTCTTCATTGTATTTCTCCTATTTGTTTAATTAAGGCACTACATTCGCCCTGCAACATCATTACTTGTCTTTCTAACTCTCTGATGCGGTGCTGTTGTGTATGAATTTGATCTCTTAACATCTGCTGAGTATCTTCTTCGTCATCCACTAACCACCCTAAAAACGGTATCGGTATCACTTCGTTCTCCTTTTAGGTTTAACTGCGACAATCCCTTCTTCTATTTCTCTAGGTTTATTTCTTGCGTCGAATAAGGCATCTGCTTGTGCGTAACATCTACGGGCATCTTCATCAGGTTCTTTCCAATTCCAATACCCTACCGACATCATAGCGTGCATAGCAAACATCGCCGCTACGTCTTTAAAGTCGTTCTCGTTCATACTCTTGCCTCATGGTACTGATTCCATTGCTTAGGGGATACTTGCACATAGTAGAGTTTGTCGCCTCGCCACTTGCCCATGCCATCTACCTCTATACCTTTACCTGCCGTTCGTAGTAGGGCTATCTTGTCAGCAATAAAGCTAGGTAGCTCTCCATAATCGCATTGGTGATACTTCGGTTCAAATAGTTTGCCTGCTCGTATTTCTATTTGGGTAGACATAACAATCCTTCCATCCATAAACTCAACACGCACAGGGGCTAACCTTTCTCTAAACTTATCGAACAGGTCATCCATAGCTTTTATAAAGCCATCTTCATCTTTCATACTCTTCCTTATTAGGGTTTATCTATACATTGTAAAGACTGCTCACTTACTAGTCAATAGCATCACACTAAAATAAAGTAGGTGTTTTCCCCACCACGATAGCCTACCTCGGGCAGTAGCGTGTCTTTCTCAACAAGTTTTAAAAGAGCGATACCGTTTCTGGCTTGTTCAGGTAGTAAGTCTGCGTCGTTAAATTCTTGTGGGTTTAATGCACGACCATCGGGGATAAAGATAGTTTTGTCAGGGCGCACAATAACAGTATCGAACTTAGGTTTAATGCTCGCCTTGCGTATCATTTCTTCGTAGTTTGGAATTCCTGCTGCTGACTTTTTAAAAGCTTCGGTCTTGAACTGAACACCCATTTCCACAAGATGCTTTACTTCTTCGTATATATCCTCGTGGCTGATTCTAAATGGGAATACAAACTTGTTGTCTTGATTACTCCATTGTTCATGCGCTTGCTCTGCCTTACGTCTACCCTTATTAGATATCTCATGCCATTGGAAGGGGTCAATAGTATCCATAGCAATCTTCAAGGCTTTCTTCATGTCCTTAGTTCTGCGAGACGAGTGCTCGTTACCCCAATGACCGAACCTATCGTTCTGAATCTTGCGTGAGGTAATCTTGTATTCCTTGTCATTACGGCTACCGTAGACCCACTCCACCACCCCTGCAAGTTCTACTTCGTTTTCCTCGAACCTAGCGTCGTGAAAGCGCAGTTGCCAAAACTCAGGTTTGTATTGGCTTTGATGCGCCGATACTGTCAGACAGTACGGATTCTTAGCGTGCTTAAGTTCCATTGCATCTAAGAACGCAACCACAGGCTCGCTTAACTGTGTCTTATCTATATCTTTAAGTTGTAGCATTTTACTCCTCCACTTTCTTTAGTTTACTTAAGTCCATTCCTGTATCTACCCTGCGTACCATATAGGGGTACTCTAAGGCATAGTCGTCGTCGTTAAACCACTCTTCTTCATTGTCATCAGACTCTTCCCCTGTCCTAACAAACTTAGCTTTGAAGTTCTCATCATAGTTTTCAGCCATGTTAAGCAAATCCATAAAGCCGTTTTTAGAATCCTCGTACCACTTCCAATGGTTATGGAAAAAGTGAACCCCACCAACAGGCGCATCTTCTTCTAGTATCGGTTCGGGGTAATTCTCTACATACATAAACCGCAAGAAGTCTTTAAATATATCTCGCCCATCTACTTTCATCAGGGCAATAAACTCCTCGGGGTCTTTTGTAAACTCAATAAAAAACCCTACCTCGCTTCGATATCCCATACACCCTCCTTAAAACATGTTTAGAATTTGATCTACCTTAGACTTCACCGAACTACGGATTGCTTCGCTTTCACGAATGTCTGAGGCATCCACACCATTCAACGCTTTCTCAAGTTGCTGGCGCATAGTCTCTAGCTTAGGGTCGTTAGTTATATTAAGGCTTGTCAGCAACCCACACAGGTCAGAGGCATTGGTGATAGTAGAATCCCAAAACTTCTTTTTATTCTCGTCTGTGTAGTCCATACGATCACTCAAATGAGTAAGGGTTTCATGCAACCTATCCCATGCGTCTTTCATAGCATCAGCTAACTTGCCGTCGTAATACTCTTTGTATTGCTGTTGTAGTTCGTTCTTAGCCTGTTCCTCAACATCTATTCTGAAATCCCCTGCATCAGGCACAGGACAGAACACATACTTAAAGCGGAACTTGCTACGCAAATCCTCAACATCGGGATACTCTCCTCGGTCAAACAAAGCGCCAAGCGTAAACGCAGAACCTGAAACCAGTTGCGGATACTCCGTAAGAAAGTCCTCCACCGCATCGTTGTACTGTTGCTCATAGTTGCCTAGCGTAGCCTTGTAATCAAAGAAAGACTTCATAGGTAGTAAGCGTGAGCCACCATCAGACCAAGGTAAGGTATGTTGATAGTTCCATGCACGCACCGCAGTAGCAATCTTCTGCACCTTCTCTAGCTTGTCCGAGCCTGCCAATAACTTCTTGTGGTAGTTGCCTGCCCGAGCCTTGGTGCTCTTGCTTACATCAATCTCCTCGGATACTTTTTTATCCATCTTACGACCTGTCCACATAGAAATGTTTAGGTCTACTAGCATAGCGTTGCTTCCAATCATGATTCTTCTCCTTGTGTTAGTGGGACAATCCTTAATCGTAACTTCGTACTGTCTGACAGTATTTGGTCAGCCATCACCTCCATAGCATTTGAGTGCGTAAGAGTTACACCTAACTGCGATTCCATCTTCTTCTTTGCATCTAAAAACTTCTTTTTTGCTTCTGTCTTTAACATCAGCGTTTCAAATCCTCTAGCTATCGCCATCTTAATTCTCCTCAATTTTTACAGACACACCACATGGTGCGACTTGGTTAGTTGTAATACCCCAAAATACTGGGTGCTTCCAATCGCCCCAACCGCCAATGTAGCCGTCAGTTAGAACAATCACACACTCAGGGTTTAGCTTGTGTTCTGCAATGTATATAGGAATACATTCGGCACTCGTACCACCACCCCCCGCAGGTTTAGTAGATGACAAGATAGCCTCATAGTCTCCTCGGTCATACTTCTCATGAGCGCATATCTCGGTATCCCAATACATCAAGTCAATACCCTCGGGCTGAACATGATTACAGATAGACACTAACTCGCCTAAGAACTGCCCGATCTGCTCATCACCAATAGAGCCTGATGTATCAATAGCCACCACAATACGACCTACTGCCTCACCGATTGCGCTAGGCATATAGACATTCTGATCTACCCACCTACGATTTGGTCTGCGCCATGTAGAGTTGTCCTTGTCATTGCAGATAGCGTTTACAAAGTCTCTCAATACTTCTTTCCAATTAACCTTAGCTTCCATAGCCTCAGTAATCTCACGAGGGACATTGCCGTTGAGTTTGCCTGCCAGTAGTGCGCCCTGTCTTAAGGCTTGATCGACTTCACGAGCCAATGCTTGTTTCTCATCTTCTGACAAGGCATCGGCACTTTCCCAATCATGCTCGTCAAAGCCCTGC